AAGCATTAACTCAATTAACTATTGCAGCAACTGAGTTTGTAAATTCTCCAATCGGAAAAACTGCACTAATATTTACAGCCATTGCGGTTGCAGCAAAAGGTGTTGTAATAGTCTTGCCATTAGTTAGTGTTGCATTGATAAAAGTAGCTGCTGCTGGTGGTTTAGCTACTATTGCTTTAAATGCAATACCATTTGTTGCTGTTGCAACAGGAATTGGAGCTATAGTAACACAGTTAATAAAACAAAGACAGGAACAGGATAAAGTTACTCAAGCAATAAAAGATGGTGAAGTAGCACAGTTGAGAGCTTTAGAATCTGATCTAAGCATAAAAATGGCAAAAGAATTTGCAATAATTCAAAGTTCTAACGATAAAAGATCAATTAATGCAGCAGAAAGGAGACTTGCTTTATTGCGTGCGCAGTATGTACCTGTAAGAAAAAGATTAGATACTGTTATTCAAGAAAATGCAGTAGAAAAAGAGAAAAATAAAACAACACAAAAAAATAAAGAAATACAAGAAGAAATAAACAAATTAGAAAAAGAAAACTTAAAAAAGGCTATTGCTTATGAACAGGCAGAAATGGATGCTGTTGTAGCTAAAGGTAAATTAATAGATCGCCTTAGCGATCAAAAGGCTTTAGCACAAGCTGCTCTTGACGGAAATTTAAAACAAGTACAAACACAGCAAGAAATAAATGCTCTTGTTGCAATTCATGGTGAGGGGATGAGGGATGTAATTACAGCTTATATTGAAGGTACAGAAGCACTTAAAAAACAAAAAGATGAAGCAGATGAGTTAAAAGATAAATTTGATCAGATTGGTGAAGCAATAGAAAGCAGTATAAAAGATAATTTAAGAGATGCAATTACAGGCGCACAATCTTTTGGTCAGGCAATGACAAATGTATTAAATAGAATAAGAGATAAGATCATTGATGCACAACTTGATAGGCTTGTTGGTGGAATTAGCGATAGTTTTTCAAATGCTGCAAGAGGTGGAAAAAGGAGAGGTTTAGGAGGATTTCTTGGTGGTATTCTTGGAGGACTTTTCAAAGCTAATGGTGGGCCTGTAAAAGCTGGTCAGCCGTATATTGTTGGAGAACGTCAACCTGAGTTGTTTGTTCCTCGTACCTCTGGAACTATTCTCCCAAGTGTTCCTATGGGTGGAGATGGAGATAATGTTACAAATGTTATAACTGTAAATGTCGATGCTTCAGGATCTGCTGTCAGTGGTTCAAATGCTGATGGTAATGAGCTTGGACAACAGATTGCAGTTGCCATACAATCAGAACTGATAAAACAGAAGCGCGCTGGAGGTTTACTTTCATAATGGCAACTTTTCCCTCGATAACTCCTCAATATTCAACTCAGGAAACTGTAAATCAAGATAGCTTGCGAATAAAACTTGGCGATGGATATGAACAGCGTTTTGTTCAAGGATTACCAGCAAATAAAAGGCTTATAACTCTTAGTTTGACTTTTAATGTTTCGACAACAGACGCAACAACCATAGATACTTTTTTAGATGCTAGATTTGACGATCAGGCAAACTTTGACTTCACCCCACCACATCATTCTTCTGCTTTAAAATTTATCTGTACAAGGAGATTTAGGACAGCGGTTCTCAGCAACAGAGTTGTTATGAATCTTACATTTGAGCAAGTAGCAGAACCATAATGGCAATACCAGTATCTGAATTACAAAAATTAAATCCTAGTTCAAGGATAGAACTTTTTGTATTGGAACTTGTAGAAGGTTTGCATTATGCAACAGGAAATCCATCTAGTGTTCCTACAACATTCAGATTTCATGCTGGTTCAAGTATGAACTCAAATGCAGAAATAGTATGGCAAGGAAACTCTTATCAAAGAGTCCCTATCACATTTGAAGGTGCTGAATTTACAGGTAGAGGGCAAGTTCCCAGACCAACATTAACAGTTGCTAATTTAGGAGGTATTACAAGAAGCGGGTCAGTAATTACAATGACCGATTTAATGATAATTGTAAATTTAACAACACCACATAATGATCTGGCAGATGCCAAGCTTACTCGGATTACAACCCTCGCAAGCGAACTTGATGCGGCTAATTTTCCTAGTAGCAGTAATCCTTTTGGAACACCATCATCAAATGAATTACCACAGGAAATATTTTTTATTGATAGAAAAACATCTGAAACAAGAGAACTTGTACAATTTGAGCTTGTAGGAGCTTTGGATCAGGCAAATAAAAAACTGCCAGCAAGACAAGTTACCAGAAATGAGTTTCCAGGGGTCGGTAGTTTTATCAATACATGATGAAATTTCAATGGATGCAAGATGCAATAGAACACGCAAAGCAGTGTGAGCCAGAAGAATCATGTGGAATTATTGGTGTAAAAAATAATCAGGAAAAATATTATCCATGCAAAAATATATCAAATGAGTTTAAGACAGAGTCTTTTGTAATAGATCCTTTAGATTGGGCAGAGGTGGAGGATTCTGTAGATGAGATTATTGGTATTGTTCACAGTCACCCGCAAGATATTCTTGAGTTTTCTGAATCTGATAAGTATAGCTGTAAGGCAATTGATTTAACTTTTTATCTCATTTCGCCAAAATCGGATAAAATAGCAGTAATCAGACCTGAAGAAATAGATGCTTAAAAAAATAAAAGTTTACGGCACACTTAGAAAATTTTTAGGTCAATCTGAATTTGAAGTTGATCTAAATACACCTAGAGAGGCAATAAGTTTTTTAGTTTGTAATTTCAAAGGTATTGAAAAACATATGGCAGATCAGTTTTATACTATTCAAGTCGGTGCAAGAGTAATAACTGAAGATTTATTAAACTTCAGATCACAAGATGATATAAAAATTATTCCTGTTGTTCATGGTAATTTTTTACCAATTTTATTAGGTGCTGGAGCTTTGTTTACAAGTTCAACTATTGGTACAACACTTTTAGGCAGTAAACTTTTAGCTACAGTTGCTACAAGTGTGCTAACAACTGTTGGAACAAGTATGGTAATTGATGGGGTAACAAGTATGCTGACTCCACAGCAAAACACCTCATCTGCTGTATCTGGTCAAGACAGTTTAGACCCTTCGGCTTTGGCCTCAAACTATTCCTTTACAGGGCTGACAAATATCAGCAATGCGGGTGTTCCAGTGAATCTGGTATATGGAGAAATCTTGGTCGGTTCTATTGTGGTATCCAATGGAGTTGATACTGTACAGGTGGAGGGTAACAACTGATGGCGATACAAGAGTTTGATCAAAATACAGTATTCAACAATCCTGATCTGCCCAGTGGTGCCTTATCTTCCAAGCAGTTCAACACAATTGTTGAGCTTTTAGGCGAGGGAGAAATTGAAGGTTCAGCAACCGCATCAAAAGCCAGTATTACAGACAAGACATCAACTGCATACTTCAATGCTTTTAAAAAAGATATATTCTTAAATGGAACTCAGGTTTTACAGGAAGCCGCAAGCAATACTGCCCCAGAGGACAGTGATTTTAATTTTAAAGATGTAGGCTTTGATTTCAGGCTTGGCACTTCCAGCCAGACATTTATTGATGGAATATCAAACATTGAAACTGAAACTGTAATTGGTACAACTGTAACCACTTCAACCCCTGTCACTCATACAGTAAGTTCCAGTGATATTAATGCAGTTCGTGTAACTTTGAGGTTTCCTTCAATGCAGAAATTTGAAGATGATGGAGACATCAATGGTGTAGAAGTAAATTTGTTAATCAAAACAATAGAAAATGACGGAACAACAACAACCGTTATTGATGACACTGTAAAAGGCAGATCAACTAACGCATATTTCAGAGATTATATAGTCAAACTTAAATCAACAACATCTTTTCCTGTAGCTATCAGAGTTGAAAGAGTAACGGCAGACAGTTCAGATGCAACTTTGGTAAATGCTTTTCAGTTTCAACAGGCCACTAATATTATTTTTGAACAGAACGCATATGCAAATACGGCTCATGTCGCATTAAGGTTCAATGCTGAACAGTTTCCAAGAGTCCCCAAGAGGGTGTTCCGCATCAGGGGCCGCAAGATTAAGATACCGCACAACGCAACTGTAGATTTGCAGACAGGTGCAATAACATATGCGGGAACATTTAACGGAACTTTTAAAACAGATAAAGAATGGACTACTGATCCAGCATGGATTTTATACGATTTGCTGACAGATACAAGGGCGGGGTGTGGCATCGCTGAATCAAACCTTGATAAATTTAGTTTCAAGACAGTAAGTGAATATTGCGGAACATCAGTTGATGCTGGTAACGGTGATGGATCAACAGAACCAAGATTCAGTTGCAATGTAAATATCACACAACGTCAGGAAGCATATGGTCTGATCAATGCGATCTGTTCTGTGATGCGTGTTATGCCTTTTTATTCTGCGGGTGGAATTGCGATATCTCAAGATTCACCAAAAGATCCAAGTTATATTTTTACCAATGCAAATGTTACCGAAGCTGGTTTTTTATATGCTGGTTCAAGTTTAAAGACAAGACACACAGTAATAAATGTCAGTTATTTTGACATGACAACACAGGAGGTTGATGTTGAAACTGTTGAGGCTGATTCTGCTACACAGACAAAATATGGAGTTGTTGTTAAAAATATTAAAGCATTTGCCACAACCAGCCGTAATCAGGCAAGAAGATTAGGCCGTTGGTTTCTATATAATGAACAAAATTCTGGAGAGACTTGTTCTTTCTCAACAACAGCCGCTGCTGGTGTTTTAGTTCGACCTGGAGATGTGATAGAAATATCTGACAGATTAAAAGCTGGTGTAAGGCGAGGTGGATTGCTTAAAAGCGTTACCAGTACAACAATTGTTGTGCTTGATGATTCTGACAATACAGATATTCCAAGCCTTGGCGATAGCCCGACAATTTCAATAATTCTGCCAGACGGTTCATTGGAAGAAAAAACAATTAGTGCTATATCAGGCACAACCATAACTGTATCATCTGCTTTAAGTGCAGCACCGAATCAACACGCACCATATATTCTTGAGACTACAGATTTACAGACAACAACTTGGAGGGTTATAAGTGTCAAAGAAAATGATGACAAGACTTTTTCAATTACAGCTTTATCACATGATTCTGGAAAATATGCCTTTGTGGAAGATGGTTCTGCGTTACCAACAAGAAATATAAGCACTCTTACAACAGTTTTAAATCCACCCGAAGGATTGAGAGTGGATGAAAAGATTGTAACTATTAACAATAAGGCAGTATCAAAACTGATTCTTGATTGGCAGACGCAATCTGGTGCAAGTAGATATGAAGTCCAATACAGGTTTGCAAATGGTGATTTCAAAAAGATAGAAACCCTTTCAAGTGACGCTGAAATACTTAATTCAGATGCTGGTGAGTATGAGATAAGGGTTTTCAGTTTCAAT